TGAAGAACTATATTAAACGGTTCTAGTCCACCGATAGAAGTAAGCGACATAGCTATTAGTAGTATACAGCTTGACACCCACTTAATGTACCACGATTTGTCGTACTTAGGTGTTATTTTCATAGCACAAATGCTAATGTTAAGGCTATTATTAAGCCTAAAGTAAGTAACATATTTTGTTGATTACTCATCATGAGCTCCTCTATTATAATCAAGAGGCTTTCTATCTTCTATAAACTTTTCAATTAATTTAAAATGACGAGGATATATATGTAAACTCTGAACCTGCCACATAATAGTTCCTCTCATAATCAGTAAGTCAGCTGCAAGCTTATCTAATAACATATGTTGCCAATAATAATCATTCATATATCCAAAGACAACATCGTTTGAGCGCATCTGTACGACCGCGTAGAGCTCATCATCTTTGTTATAGTATGTTACAGCATTTGTGCAGACAAAGTCGTCCTTACCATGCTCTCTGTGTCTCTGATGCATGTCTGGATGGGTATATATCATTGTAGCTCTACGAGATCGAGGATTACTCTTCAATTCTCTGAATACATGGTCATATTGACTGCCGTTTAGAGCTGAGTGTACTAAGTAACCGTAGTTAGAATTCACAGCACCTTTAGTATTAGCTGCTTCTTCCCACTGAGCTGGAACCATACCATAAATATCTTGTAGCTTGTCGGTGTTACAAACCATACTATTATACCAATGCAGTTCTGCTTGTTGGTACTTTTGATTTGGCTCACCAAATATGGAAGGCTCATCAGCTATAAAGTTTGCACTCAATATTTCTAAGTTTCCATCAGCTTCAAAGTCACGGTTCGTATACTTATATACAAATAGATCTTGAATATCTTTTATAGTTTGAGGTTGGAAATATTTAAGAGGCAACTTCTAACTCCTTGTTTTCTTTAGCTTTTCCGAAATGTCTTTTAGCATTTTCATCATCACATATATAGATTTTATTAGTATTAAGATCGGTCATCTTGTAACAATTCTTACTAGCTTTAGAATTAAAGCCGGTTAACTTTAATCTTTTATTACCGATGCTAACGACTTTATCAAGGTCTAATCCATCAGCCTTAGCCCAATGCTGAAGCTGTTTATATTCTCGGTTTATGTTACCTTTAGGTACTACTCTTAATTTAAATTCCATATCGGTGTCTGTAAAGCTACCTCCAGGTATAACTTCTAAATCGAATCCTTCTAACAGGCTTTTTACTTTTTCATCAAGTAATAATCTAGTTTCTTTAGCTACTTTTCTATTGATCTCCATCTTCATCTCTCCATGTGGTTACAATGGCGGTATTCCATTTATGTTTTTCTTTTTCAGCATCATTTCGGTTATTAAAAATTTTTATAGGACTATTAATGGTCCACGGATTTCCTTCTCTTACGTATTCAAACCCTTCATCAGGGAAGGGTTCAAATAGTATAGCCCATTTATGCCCCGTGGTACGGTACTTCTGGTTCTTCATTGGGTTTTTCATTTAAGCTATCTCCATTTACAAACTGATCGCATTCATGGCAGAAAGGATTATCAGAAAAGTCTTCTCCTTCTGGTCCTTCGTATGACAATGCGTCAGATTGCTGGCAGTTTGGACAGATTCCGTTGTCTGGATTATGTCGGTTTAGGAAAACTATGCATCGTGCTGAATAATTGATGAGGTCTATAAGACAATCTTGAGCAGAATCAAAGTTTACTTCTCCTTTTTGTTCCATTACAGAGCGGAATCTTAATACTTTAGTTGTTAACATGGTATCAAAAGACTTCCATCCATGAGGATAATAGTCTTCATCACAGACAGATCCACCTTGATAGTCTTTTCCTTTCTGCATCATAAGCTTTTTAGCCCATTCTAATACAGTTGTAGCATCATTAAGGTAGGATTCTGTTTGTTTTATTTTAAAACTGTGGTTGTTAGGATTACTTAAAGACTTCAATGCATTGTCCTCCTTATATGTTCTTCTGATTTTATACTGGTTTTATGGATTTCATCTAGTAATTTCTTAATTCCATCCCATTTCATTTCTTGAGTACGGTATAATTGAATAGCAATAGCGAGCATTACGCCCGCTATCGCAAATGGATCATGTTCTTCTTCGTATAGATTATTAACGACTTCTTGAATACGATTATGTATAGGTTCAATAGGACTTAACATGTGGATATTTGCTCCAAATCAGATCGGTAATTTTCCATTAAATACTTACATACTTTATCCCATGTATCGTACTTATCGCCCTCACAATCTACTACTACTCCATCGAACTCCTCATCATCACAGCATACTTCGAAATTACTATCGAATTTTATGCTACCATAGCACCAGATCTCTCCTCCGTCAGGTTTTACATATACAAATTTATCATTTTCTTGTGTTGTTGTATTATCTACACTCATATCATTCTCCATAAATGAGATACGAGAGAGCTGTAAGACGTTGTGCGCCACATATTTCTCTCGTATCCACGTTAACTCGTCTGATCGCCACATCAGATAAACCCTAAAGTATCTTACTACTTATCTCACTGTCAGTGCTATGAAGGCGTTGTACTGGGCGAGTATTCTATTTGTTAAGGTAACTTACTGATTTTATCGGCAACGTACCAAATGATATACATTATGGCTGCGCCACCTGCAAAGCTTATTAGTATTGTCTCAACCATTGTATGGTACATATGCTGAATTTACGTATACATCATAATGAGTAGCTTTGCTTAAAGGAATATAAGAATCATAAGCTCTTGGATGTTTTCCTTCAGCTCTAGCCCACATAGCTCTTGGTCCACGACCCATTAATCTAACTCTTTGTCTGTTTTCTGGATTCCATCTATCTTTATTTTCTTCTTTAACAAGTTTCTTAAGAGTTAATACTGCAGGATCTTTTCTATTAGTTACTGTAAACTTATATCCACTGAACGTAGATCTGTCTTTAGTCCATCTTGCGACTGCTGTACTTGCTGGTTTCATACTGTTTCCTCTTCTCTATTATTACGTGGAAATTGACTCATCCATTCTTGTAAACAAGAAATGGCATCTTTCTTTTCTAAATTAAAATCTTGTACTAGATACGATGTAGCTCCAAACATATTACAATCACCACTTGCTTGAAGGTCGTCAAGAAATTTAAAACATTCTTTCTTATAGGTTTTGGTAAGATTTCTAGGCATTTAAGGCTCCTCCTTCGTATTGACGATCTAATCTCTTTTGATCTTTTTCACTAAGTTCTTGGTATCGTACAAACTTACATACTGGTACATCAGCTAAACTAAACATTCCGCCTAGTCTTCCCCATTCATCAACAGGATAAGTCATTGATTTATAAGGAACTTTTGTTTTATCTTCATTCATTTTCATCTCCATGTACTTTAATTAGTTCATTTAGATACCATCTAGCTTTTCTAAGATCGTCACTAGCACGGCCTTTATGCTTGAATCTCCAAACATATTTCATAATGTTTCCTTGAAGATATCCATCGTAACCATCGTCACCGCAAGCAGCTTTGATAGCTTGAATACATTCAATGTCACCTTGTCGGTAATGTGGTGGATTAATATTATTAACTTTTTCCATTATTTTCTTGGCTATTACTTTATTCTCCACTGAAACCTATCCCTTCTTCACTAAATATGTTTGTTACTTCTTCAAGTGCATAAGTTTCGATTTCTTGTTTCATATTACTTATATATTGATCATTTAAATGCTTTTCTTGAAGAATTCGGATTATGCCGGTAGTCACAGCTTCGAGGCTTTCTCTAAATTGATCTTCAATATTAGTTTTTATTTCAGTACAATTGTTATGAGCAATAGCAAGAACTTCTTTCATCTCATTCTCAAGATGTTTATGTAAAGTCGATTCTCCTTGATGTTCAATTTGTTCAATGCCTTGACGAATTAGTATAAACGCTTGACGATAAGCTTCTGCTACTGCATGAAGGTTGTTCTTTTCGGCTTCAGTAATAAGATTATCAAGTGTTCTAGTAACTTTATCAAAGGCAAGTCGTACGGCAGGAAAATATGTTATGTTAGAATGGGTCATTTTGCCACCTTTCACTGGCTGCATTTTGTCGGCATTTTAAAATTTTATAATTCGCCGGCTTCAATAACGTTTAAAGCCGACGATAATTATAGCTAATAATATCATAGTAAATATTACTGTGTACAAGTTATCGCCTTTCGTTTAAATAGATTAAACCAAATATAACGAAACTTAGCATGAGACAAAATATAATGTAATTCATGGTTCTGATTCTAAAGCTGCATCAAGTCTAGCTTTCACTAGACCTGATACTTAGAAAGCTTTTAGAATGGCAATTGCTTTTCTTCAGCAGGTTTTGTTTCGACAGCTTCGAACCCTGCAGAAGGTGTGTACTCGACTAGCTCAGTTACTTGAACTGCTGTTAATGAGGTTGCAACACCTGATCGACCAGGTGCTTCATACTCATACTGCCAAAGATTCACATTGACTTTAGATCCATTGCCAATGTTATCACCAGCTAATGGTTGAAGTTGAGAATCAACGATTTTCACTGGTGCATTAGGATTTCCATCAGCTTTAATACCTTTTCTCTTAAGGTTAACTGTATGGACTTTAGGATCGTTTTTATCCTGCTTAACAGTAAGACCAAGATCTGTAAGCTCTTTGATCTTTGCAGCATCTTCAGTGGTAATCTGCATTTCCCATTGTTTAGAACCAAATGGGTTTACAGGTGCATCAGCACCAGAAATTCTGCAATATTTCGCGAGTAAATCTTTAACAATTATGGAACGTGGATATACACTCATTTAAGACTCCTTTTATAGACTAAGTTAAGTTAAAAGATTAATAATATATTTATGTTATCTAAGAGATTTTTTGAATATGAATATAAATTTAAGATAAATAAATATATTAAAGAAAGCGCGATGAATATCGCGCTTAATAGAGAGGTCTGAAAGATTAAGAATTAGGATAGTTAATGTCAACATATTGATCGACATTAAGATTATCAGTAACTATCTTAATTATTTCATCAGCACCTAAAGCTATATTGTATTTAGCTAAAACATATGTAAAGATATTTTGATGGTCCATTATGCTTTTACTCCTTCTGATATGAATTTAGATTTAGTACAGTGGGACGATACAGATCGGTATTTTGGTAATATTATTAATGCTGATTGATGCATTGATGTAGTACGGTCTAAACACTGATCTATAGTTTGATATGGTCCCCAATCATCTGAGATATATACACAGTTATGATTGAGGGAACATATAAAGATTATCGCATGAATCATTTAAATCCACCCGACATCCAATAACATAGTACAAATGCGCATAAAAATGCGCATAAGACAACTGACACTGCTGTTAATTGATCCATGATATATTCCTTTCTATTATATATAAGCGTTGTGATTCAGATGTGTTGGTTTAACACGAGAGCCTAGTTCTTTCATAATTTCTAAAATAAAAAAGTCAAGACGATCACCACGACATTTAAGGGTAGTCTCACCTTCATCACCGAATAGCGGATGAGATTTAAAATGCCCTGCTTTAGGATCTAATAAGGCTATTTCAAAGATGCCTTTATCTTTGTTATAAGATTCTTGAATAATAGACATATGGTATTTAGGTTCAAAGTCTAAAATGCATTGATCAATATAATGATCGTTTGAGGTAAATACTTCACGATGAAAGGTTAGATCCATAATATAACCTGGAACTATTCGATGTGTAACTTGGTCGGTCATGTCTACTCCT